CCCAGGTGTTTTTGAAACGGTATTTAAAGGGGTTAGGCAAAGTATATATGCCCCCCCAACGATAGATACTTATCTGGCGAGTATTAATGAAAATTTATTAACAAAGATACAAAGTCAGTTTTCAAAAACAATAAAGAGTGATATAATAGCTACGGATACACCAACAAATAACAACCAAAGTGGAAAGAGTGTACCAACAAGTAGTAGTGGTTGTGCTATTCTGTTATATTCAACATATACTGGATTTACACAGAATAATGAAATTAATATTAAAACATTATCGTCAAAAGAATTATATTCGGCAATAACGGCAAAAGTTCCAAATACAAATTATGCTAATTTAATTTATATTATTTCATATTTGGCATCGTTTGATAATAATAATTTCAAGGCTAATCATTATAATTTCGGTAATGTCTGGTTGACTTATAATCGGGGTAATATAACTAATTATAATCAAAATATTGAACAATTCTTTTGCTCAAAAAATTTGGTTACATCAAGCGAGCAGCCATATGCAATATTCCCATCATTAGATTCATATATTGATTATATGGCTAGGGTTATTGAAAGAGTTTATGGAAAACTAGATTATTATAATCAAGTTAATGAGGTTGATCCTACCAGAGCACCTATTGTTGATGCTTATATAATATCTTGGTTATATGGAGAAGATTCAATTGGTGAAGTTAATGCTTCGAATACTTATGCTAAATTGAATGCTAGCGGATATTATGATAAATTAAAGTTAAAAACAAAAGCCGCTGGGGATAGTCTAAAAGCAATAAATCCAAAAGCATTTGAGAAAGAAGTAGAAACTTATGTTAAAGTGGAAAATTCCTTAAATAAAGAGGAGAAAATAACAACAGTTGAAGAAGGTTGTACTTTCTCATATAAAGCACCAAATGTTGTGACAAGTATGTCGATAGGACAATTATCTGTACCTTACAATCTTAAAGTAACATATAACACAAAAAAGATTGAGGAGTTATTTTATACAGAAAACGTTACAAAAGAAATTGAGAATATATTAATTAAGTTATATGCATCAAATAATAATATAGAAATTGTTAAATTTGATATTGTTGTTAATTCTGGGACAACAGGTTACGACATAACATTTATTGCTGACATAGACCAATCCGCTGATTTACCATATACTGGTATAAAAATATTGGGAGGTAAAACATCAGATAGTAATATAACTGAGAATAATTTAAAAAACAAGATTGAATCTTCACAAAATTATAATAAAGAAAAAGATAATATTATAGTAGCCACTAAAGATATTTCACAGTTTGGCATAAAATATTGTTATGCTAGATATACAAAAATAAATTTATATCCTAAACTTGAATAGATTATTTTAACATTTAAGATATTTATAATAAAAATAATAATTATGAGCATTATTGAAAATCTAAATAATTACTTAGATGATACAAAAAACAAAAAAAATTCATTACTAGATGATGGTTCACATCAAGTTTGTGATTTAATAACTGGGGAATGTTTTGTTGTTAAAGAAAAAGATGGATTAATTGAACGTAATGATAATAACAGAGTTGCAAATAGAAATGTTAAAGTTAAAACCAATGGTGGTTTAAAAGAACTATTAAATGACTAATTTTTAAAATAAAAAAAAATGAAGATAGATCAGAAAATATTAAATGAAATTAACCGTTATCACAAGATAAATAATTATATTACGGAGCAAGCTGCACCACCTCCACCCCCACCACCTCCAGGTGGCGAATTAGACCCAGCAGCAGGCGGTATACCAAATGCACCAGTTACACCTCCTGGCGAGGTATCACCTATCCCACCAACGGAACCAGGGGGTACAGACCCATTAAGTACAACAGAGCCAGAGATTATTGATGTTAACATGGATGATGATGTTACTGCAATTGATGATGAAGGTGGTAGCGAAGAAAGTGGAAATGAAGGTGGTGATTCTGAAGAGTTAGATATCACAGACTTGGTTACTTCACAAAAATCAATGGAGACTAAGCAAAACGAATACTTTGATAATTTATTTGGACAATTAAATAAGTTAGAAACAAAGTTGACTGAAATGGATAAGATTTTTGATAAGTTAACAGCAATGGAAACTAAGATTGAGAAGTATAGAGAAAAAACACCAGAAGAAAAATTAGAGTTAAGGACTTATGATTCATATCCTTTTAATCAAAAGTTATCTGATTTCTTTGATGACAAACAACAAGACATGCAAAAAAGTGGTAAGAATGAATATGTTCTAACATCTGATGATGTCATAGATATAAATCCTGACGAGGTTAAAAATACCTTTAACCAAGATTACGAGGAGGACGATTCATTTGATATTAAATTTTAAAAAAAAAGGGGTGAATAACCCCTTTTTTTTTGGGATAAAGTTTCCTATACTTGTGGTATTAAATAATTAATCAAAAAACATAAGTATGGGAAGTTTAGATGCCATTATGGCGCAGTACGACAAAAATCAAAAGGGGAAGACCCAATTAACGGAAGAGGAGAGAATGAAGAGGTATTTTACATTGTTACTAAGTGAGAAAGAAACTACTGGGCAGAGACGAATTAGAATTTTACCGACAAATGATGGTAGCACTCCTTTTAAAGAGGCTCATTTCCACGAAGTTAGAGTTAAAGGTTATACTCAAAAATTTTATGACCCAGGTTTGAATGACAATGAGGCTTCGCCATTGACTGACATTTATAACACTCTAAGAGCAACTGGTAAAAAGGAAGATGAAGAAATGGCTAAAGAATATAAGCCAAGATTATTCTATGTATTAAAGGTTATTGATAGAGACCACGAGGAAGATGGTCCGAAGTATTGGAGATTTAAGCATAACTACAAGAAAGATGGTATCTTAGATAAGATTATTCCAATCATCAGAACAAAGGGGGACATTACCGATATAGATAATGGCAGAGATTTAATTATTGATTTAGTTAAAACTAAAACCCCAAAAGGTAAAGAATATACAACAGTTTCGACAATTATGTTTGACGACCCAACTCCATTATCGACTGATGCGGAGTTAGTTAAAAAATGGTCAAATGATGAATCGACTTGGAAAGATGTTTATACAAAAAAACCAAAAGAATATTTAGAAGCTATTGGTAGAGGGGAGACCCCACAATGGGATAATAATCTAGGTAAATTTGTGTATTTAAACACAACAAGTGACGATAATTCTTTTGGTGGCGGGGCAACCGTTGCAAAAAATGCAACAGTTCAGCAAACAAGCGTTATTGTTGATGATGCGGACTATGCTGATGATGATTTACCATTCTAATTAACCTAAAATAGATTTTTTGCGCAAAGTATTGTTTTATGGTACTTTGTGCAAAAAATATCTTTTCTTAAATCAAAAAAATATATGGCAGGAATAAAGAAAAAAGCATCTGCAACTAGTATTGATGCTATTAAGGATAAGTTTTCTACAAAGACAAAGTATAAACCAGAAGATTATTATTCGTGTGGTGAGCCTTTTTATAACGCTTGTGGCGTGCCTGGTCCTGTTATGGGGGGTATAAGTATGTTCTTGGGACATTCCAATACTAGTAAAACAACTGCTATGATATTGGCTGCTGCTGACGCACAAAAGAAAGGACATTTACCAGTTTTTATTATTACAGAGAAAAAATGGAATTGGGCACATGCTGTTGAGTTGGGGTTAAACGCGCAACTGAATGAAGATGGTGAATGGGATGGTGATTTTATTTTTAATGATTCATTTGATTATATCGAACAAATGACTGAATTTATAAATGAAATTTTAGATGCACAAGAAAAAGGTGATTTACCATACTCTATTCTCTTTCTAATTGATAGTATTGGTTCGATACCTTGTAAGATGACATACGAGGGGAAAGGTGGTAAGATGCACAATGCAGCGGTTTTAGCCGATAAGGTAGGTATGGGGATACATTCAAGGATTTCAAAATCAAAGAAAGAAGATTATCCATATTACAACACTATGGTGGTGGTTAACCAACCTTGGGTAGACCTACCCGATAATCCTTTCGGACAACCTGAGATTAAAGCAAAAGGTGGGGAGGCACTTTGGTTA